AAATCCTATACAATCTCAAGAAATACAAAATAAGGTTAAGAGCACAAATTTAGAAAGATATGGATGTGAAAATTATAATCAAAAACACATACCCAGAAAGGTATTAGACATTTTAAATGATAAAAATAAAATGCATGAAAGGCATTTTATTGAAAAGAGAAATATAGCACAGATTGCTACCGAATTAGGTGTTGATGGAACTACCGTTCATAATTATCTCCAACAACACGGACTTGAAACACAGATATACTATCAATCCAATGGAGAAAAGGAAGTATCTTCTTTTATTCAATCGTTAGGAATTGAAATAGAAACTAACTTAAGAAATATAATACACCCATATGAAATAGACATTTACATTCCCAATCAGAAAGTAGCCATAGAGTATTGTGGGTTATATTGGCATAGTGAGCAGGCAGGTAAGGATAAGAATTATCACAAGACCAAACTTAAGTTATGCAATGAGAAAGGTATTAGGCTTTTAACTATCTTTGAAGATGAATGGTTAGAGAAAAATGATATAGTCAAATCAAAGATAAAGAACATTCTTGGAATTTCTGATACAAGAGTTTATGGTAGGAAGACTTCTATTGTTGACTTATCTAAAGAAGACAAGGACAAGTTTTTCAATGAATATCATATTCAAGGTTCTGGGCCAGGTAGTATATCATATGGTTTGACATATGATGGCGAAGTTATTGCTGCAATAACTTTCATCAGACAAAAGGATGACACCTTCGTATTGAATAGGTATGCAACATCTTGTTCAGTTGTTGGTGGTTTTAGTAAGTTACTTAAGCATTTCCAATCCAATAATCAATGGAATAAGATATTGTCTTTTGCTGACTTAAGATGGAGTGAAGGTGATGTATATGAAAAGACTGATTGGGAATTAGAGAAAACATTAGCCCCTGACTATTACTACATTTACAAAAATGAAAGGCTTCATAAGTTCAACTTTAGACATAAGAATCTCAAGAAGTTTATACCAAACTATGACCCTACACTGACAGAAAAGCAGAACTGTGATAATGCAGGAATCATTAGACTTTGGAATTGTGGACTGAAGCGATACAGTTTGAGTCAAAAAATTTAACTCTAAGAAGAAACATTGATAAATAATATCATGAATAAGATATCATTTAAAGAATATGTTGATTCGAAGAAAAAACTGTTAGAAGCAGTGAAGGAAACGCCTATCGCTTCATTGACATATGCCGTTAAAAAATATTGTAAAATTCGGGTCGGGGAATCAAAAGAGGACCGTAAGGAAATTGCATTAAAGCCCAGACAAAGAATAATCGTAGAATGGCGATACGATGATATCAACGAACCAGAACCAGTTTCTATGATCTTAGAAGATGTAGGTCCAGAGGAATATGATATCTATTGGAATGGATCGAAATTAAATCACTGGTTATCTAAGAACGCTATCGAAGAAATAGACATTTAAAAAATTAACATCTCCAATTAATAAATACAATAACATAGATTATTTGGAGATATTATGGCAACATTTGATTCATTTGGAGACTTTCCAGGTCAGATTCGTATCGAAGGTGAGCAAATCACCCTTAGATTTGATAGAACAGGACCAACTACTGGTCGTGTTTCATGGAATATTCCACCTCCCGCAGCAGGATGTACAAGCGATACCCAAGCTTATTGTGGTATAGTCATTACTCTTGACAACCAACCTGCTACAGTTAGTACATCTCCAACCGATGGAACTCTTTATAGTGCAGATCCAACCGGTGATAGAGACCTCCATGCTGGTGACACAATTGAAACTGCATTAGTTATTGGTGCTTTCTATGAAGGAGAAAAGAAAGGAACTGGTGAAGACTTTACTACATTCTTTGACATTTCTGGACTCAATACAACAACTCAATATTTCCTTGGTGGTTATGCCGTAGATTGTACAGCAAGATATCATAGACAAGGTGTTTTTTCTTATTCGCAACCATTAGGAAGCACTGGTTCAGATGATACTTCTGCTACTCAAACAGCAGACTTAAATGGAAATGTTATCGGGACTGACGGGACTGGCCTAGCATTAGGAACAGACTATACACTTCCAATCACAATTGATGGAAACACTTATAACATTACCATCAATGGTAGTGATGCTCAAACATACGAAGAATTAATAGAAGCAATCAATAATGAAATTGAAAAGCTTCCACCCGATCCAAATAATCCAGTTCTTCCACCACAAAGTCCTGTTCCACCAAACCAAGGTACTTATTACTGGAATGCAGACGAACAAACATTATATCAATGGGACGGTTACAAACATGTCCCTGTTGCTAGTGGTTCTCCTGAACAGTTAGTATTAGTAGAACCAACAGACCCAACTGCATTGTCAGTTGGAAACTATTGGTACAACCCCGATACGAAAGTATTAAATCGTTGGAATGGTTCTGCTTGGGTTCCTGTTGACAATGATGATATCTTTAAGTACAACACAGATCCAGCAGGTGATCTAACAGCAAATGACTATTGGTATCAGAGTGGTTCTCCTTCTGCTGGTTATCAGTGGTGTGGAAATGTCTGGTGTGAGAAAATTCTTTATGAACAAACAACTGATCCAGTAGATGGTCTTGCTCCTGATTGTGGAACATATTGGTATAACACTTCCGATATGATACTTCGTCAATGGGATGAGATTGGAAGTGTATGGAAAGAAGTTAACGCAATCTATTGGGATAAAGATCCAAGCGCATTAGATTCTGGAACGGTATGGTTTGATGATGACGATGAGATTCTATATACATGGAATGTTCCAATCACAAACACTTTCCACAGAATTGATAGAGGGTATCAGGATGTCTACCTAACAGCAACTTCTCCTCTTGGTTCGCATAGTCTTACAGATTTAGCATTAGCAGACGGTACTTATACTGACACAGTTGTTGTGGGTGGTAATAGTATTGATATTGAAATTACTATTTGTAATACTGTAGAAGGTCAGTTTGGGAATGTATTTACTGAAATCAATAAACAACTACAAACTGGTTCTCCTGCTACCCCTTCTGTTTCTGTTGGATTCAGAGACAATTCCGATGGGAATGTTGTAAGATTAGAAAGTACAAATGGCGCAGCTCCTACAATTCAAGCAGGTGGTGATTTATTCAGTAGTTTAACTGATTATGATTCTATTGGTATATCGACTGCTGGTGTTGCTGTAACAATTGGTACAGAACCTGTAGCAACTGTTGCAGGTCAGTATTGGGTTGACACAGAGAATGAAAAAGTTTATCAAAGAAATGCTGGCAATACCGGTTGGGATCGAGTATGTTCTATATTTTATAATACCGATCCAACCAACAGAGTATCATGTGGTTTGTGGTGGAACTCTGACACTGATGTATTGAATGTATGGGATACTGTTAGTGATCTTTGGATTCCAACAGAAAAGTTCTTCCAAAGTGAGACTGACCCTTCTTCTAATATGGTAATAGAAGCGGAAGCTCTTTGGTACAACCCCGATACAGAAGTTATGAGTCAATGGGACGGAATGCAATGGGTAACAGTTAATCATGTTGCTTCTTCTAATAATCCTACGACTCCAATTGGCGGGAATGTATGGTTTAATCCCGCCACTGGAAAGTGGTATGAAAGAACTGGAAGTCCAGAAGCATGGGTTGAAGTAAATCCAGTTGAGTCCTTAGTTAATCCTTCGAGTGTAACAATTCCAACTGGAACATTTTGGTTTGACACACTGAATGATGGACTATTTGTTTGGAATGGTTTGAATTGGATTAGTGTAGGATATAGTTCAGCGCCATTAACACCGACTAAAGGTGAGTACTGGTATAACACCACAACCAACACTCTAATGATTTGGGATGGGACTACTTGGGTAGATGCTGACTTATTAGCAACAGTAGCCTTGGATGGTGGAGACATCGTATTCACTGCTACTTCTGAAGGTAGTCAATCTTCCATAGAAGTTGAAGATGATGGTTTATTAGAATCAATAAAAGATTTCAATAAGTTAAACCCACCATGTGGAGGAATAGATGGTGTAAGTGGTACTCCTACATATGCACAGGAAGGAATAGGAACTGATGGTTCTGCTGATGAAAGAAGAAAGCTGGATGATCATATTCGTCGTCAGCTTGGATATCCAACTGTAGATGTAGAGCTTGACAAAGAGCATATTAGTTTAGCTATTGATTTGGCTTTACAGGAGTTGCGTCGTAGAAGTTCCAGTCCATATCGTCGTGGGTTCATGAAGATGAACACTGTTACTGGTATTCAGCGTTATCAACTAAGTAACTCACACCCTGGTTATTCACAACCAGATGGAAGTGTAGTTGGTTATAATAAGATCGTTCAGGTAATGGGTGCTTTCCGTGTTACTTCTGCGTTTATGACAAGTGCTCATGGATCGGGAGTGTTTGGACAAGTTGTTCTTCAGCATCTTTATAATATGGGAACATTTGATTTGTTATCTTTCCATTTGGTGACTGAATATATTGAACAGTTAGAACATTTGTTTGCTTCTCGATTGACATTTAACTGGAACGAACAAACTAGAACCTTATGGTTACATCAGGCTTTTTCTCATCCTGAAACTATTCTATTGGATGTTGCAGTTGAAAGAACTGAACAAGATCTAATGACTGATAGATATACTGGTAGATGGATTGAAAGATATGCACTTGCATTAAGTAAGAGTTTCTTAGCACAAATTCGTGGAAAGTATGCAACATTACCTGGTGCGGGTGGAGGTATTACATTGAATGCTGCAGACCTTCAGACACAATACACTGAGGAAATGGAAGCATTAGTTGCTGAAATTGATAACTATCAGGTAAATAATGCTGAGGAGTGGGGGCTTAACGCTGAGTTCATTATTGGATAAGTTATGAAAGTACAAGACATACTTGAAGCTTTTTACGATAGCTTTAAAAATCATAGAGATAGAAAAGTTGTTGAAATATTTAAAAATCCAAATTCAAAGGAAATGAAAGAATCTATGGGAAGAGCAGATTATGTAAGAGCCTTTTTGGTTGATAATGATGTATTGGTATGGAATGTGTTTGGTGCATTACATTTTGAAATAGAAGAAAGGTTTAATCTAGGAAATAATGCTATTCCTATTATCCTATATCCAAATGATAATATTATAGAAGTTAGTGATCATTCAAAACGTACTATATGGAATCATAATCCAAAAGTTAAAAATGCTATATTAAATAATGGATGGGTAAAATCTAATATGTCTAATGTTCAAGTACATTATTATGATGAAGATATTGAAGGTGATTGGGAAAAATTTAATGAAACTATCAGACATATTTGAATTTAATGCAGTTGGTTCTGGTCCTGGTGGAGCGGTAAACAGACCTACGCCAGTTGCTAACGCAAAAGTTTCTCCTCCACTTCCTGATGAGATGTGTAAAGATAGAACTTATTGTGAAAGAAAAAAGAAAAAGAAAAAGAGGTTTAGATATGAAGTTAAACGAACTATCTAAGGAAGAGTTTCCAACAGTTAAAACATACACTCCCAATGAGATAGCTAAGAAGCATGAAGTTTCTGTGGATGAAATCCATAAGCAATTAAAAAAGGGAATTGATGTTGAGTATGAGCACACCAAAGATGCAAAGAAGGCAAGAGAAATTGCTTTAGACCATCTATTGGAGTTGCCTGATTACTATTCAAAACTAAACAAAATGGAAAATGAATAATGCCAGATCCTTGCGAAAACACTTATGATGAAAATGGTAATCCTATAAATGGTTCAACACCAGAAGAAGGAAACACTGGTTCCGATTCATGTGCACCAGCATCAACTGGTGAGAATGCTATTGGTGCTCCTGTGTGCCCAGATACCGGAGGAGATAAAGGTTGTAAACCATGGCAGTTAGTTAATGATAAAATAAACTGCTATATTGATAATCTAATATCTGAACATACTAATATAGGCGGTGCTGTTCTAAATCTATTTAAGTTGCAAGGTATTCATGAGCAAGGAAAACTAGTTGATATCACTGGTAATGGTGATGCTATTTCAAATGGGGATGCCGGTGGCTTTCCTAAAGAACAAGCATTTACAACCTTTGTTACAGAATGGAGATCATTACAAAGTGGAGCAGCAGTCAC